CGACAGCCTCACAGACCGCATATTACCGAAACAAGGATAGGTAATATGTCTTATTTTATATTATGAAACTTGGAATAACAACTAAAGGCTTTACTGCCACAATTGAAGAATTGGTGAGAACACATCATTTAAGTTATATGGAAGCTATTTTATTTTTTTGTCAAGAGCGGGATATAGAACCAGAACGTATAGTTAGGTACATTGATCCTTCTGTAAAAGAAAAAATACAATTAGATGCGGAATCATTAAATTGTCTGAAGGGTCCTAAAACTACTAAATTGCCACTTTGATGAATCCATTTGAAGTATATCAAAATTATTTGGCATTGAAGCTACACTTTACTACTGATTATGATTTTTTTAAATATAACGGTAAGGTATCCGCCTCAATTAATTCTTTTGAGAAACGTAAGGACAAATATCAATTTCTAAGGTTATCTAAAAAACTATCTGATGATCAGATATTAGAATTTCTAATTTCCAATTTCATTATCAATAAGACATGGATAGGAGATTTTGATAAAGCATCCTGGCGTGATCATCAAAAAACAATACAAAGTTTACAATATGTTTTTAAAAATGATTTAGAAATACTATTGACTCCAGTTGAGAATTTTGATATACTATTTAATAGTGATGAAGGAAAACACCCTAGGTTAATTAAAGCATATTTAGGTAAAAAAATATCATTAGAAACTTTGGTTATTTTAGAGAAAGTTTTACAATATCGAACACGGTTTGATGAACGAATAAATGAAAAGTTTATCTGGCCCAAATTAAGTAAGTTAATTGATGATTATGACCCTTTCTTAAACGTAGATGTAAAAGCATTTAGAATGAAAACTTTAGTAATAGTACAGGAGAGTATATAATGGCAGAGAAAGATAATTATGTAGAAGAAGCAAAACGTAGGATTGCACACTTGTCTTATAAATTGGAACGAGCAGAGGGTCGTATTAAGGAGTTGGAATATAATAACTCAGAGCTCCAAAGGTGGGTGAATGATACTTGTGTTCCTCGCATGGTCGAAATGAGTGATGAATTATCCAATCGGTATAATTCTAAAAAGTATCGTAATAAGAAGTGGCAGGAGTTGAAAGTATGACATATTTAGGAAAGGAAGTCCTAATGGAAGGTACTCGTCAGGAGCTAATTGATCATATGTTAGTTCTATTAGTTGAAATTCATTTTTTAAAATCTAGAATTGAGCCACATGATTGCGGACATATTCATACCACTATAAGCACTTTAGAGTATAGAGTAAAAGAATTAAAGGACCAGCTTAGTGAAGAAAATAAAGTCATCAGCTAAGAATAAAACGAGTTACTTAGATTATATAAAGCTCCGTATTGAGGGGTTTAGGACAGGAAAGATTTTGAGATTCCCTATAGAACGAATTAAGGTTAATGTTGAAATGTGGGAGCATTTTTGTCCTCAGGAAGGATATGAAATGTATATAGGTAAAGATGAGCCGTGTAATTGGTGCGGCGAGTATGAGAACGACCAAGTAGAATAACACCTAAGGGTTAAGTTACTAGCCTCTGTAGCTCAGGTGATAGAGCACTCGCCTTGTAAGTGAGATGTCCGAGGTTTGACCCCTCGCAGAGGCTCCAAAAGAGAATATATTATGGAAAAACCAGAACACAAACATATTATTATCAGGGCAGAGGTGAATGATCCGCCACAAAAGAATGATGGCGAATCTCTAGTATTATGGATCAAATACCTGATTGATAAGATTGGCATGAAACTCTTACATGGGCCTCATTTTGCCTATGTTGATGTTGAAGGCAATAAAGGACTAACTGCGGTTGCTATTATAGAAACCAGTCACATTGCTGTCCATGTATGGGAAGAAGCCTTCCCCGCATTGATGCAGATGGACGTGTATACTTGTGGGCCATTTGATCCACAGATAGTATTTAACTTCTTAAAGGCCTTTAGTCCAGTTAGTGTGGAATGGAAATATATTGATAGGGAGTTTGACCTAAAAACATTGGATGTTGGTTCTTGGAGTGATGAAAGCAATAAACAATTAAATTTATTTAATAACAGAAAAACTTGACAATGTACTTTAAATGTGTTAGGCTGGAACAGTCTAAACAAAAAAAGGACATTTTTAAATATGAAGAAGTATGTTTATCTCGCAGGCCCAATTGCAGGGTGTACAGCGGATGAGGGAAATAGTTGGAGATATTTGGTGCAAGATCGTTTACCACACAATATAATTGGTATATCTCCACTAAGGTGTGAACCTTTGAAAAAAGGTATGGTTTATACAGACGATGGTGCTACTGATCCTATGTGGTCAGATGCCCGTGCCATTAATGCAAAGAATTGGTTAGATACTGAATCTTCTGATTTGGTACTAGCTTACCTACCAAAGTATATGAATGATAGACGACCATCTATTGGTACTATTATTGAAATCGGATGGGCTATTGGTTTGAGAAAACCATTAATTGTAGTATCTGATGATGAATATATGATGGAACATCCTCTTATCCAACGCAATGCATCGTGGAGATTAGATAATTTAGATGATGCTGTAGAAGTTATTATCGGTTTGTTTAATGATTATGTAAACCCACAACAAGAGGGTATGCTGCGGGGTTAATTGGAGACCCTAATGGCTAAAAAAACAAAGAAAAAATCAATACATTATGTAAATAACAAAGAGTTCTTAGCAGCAGTAATAGAGAGAAAAGAGTTAATTAAAGAGGCTGAATCTGTTGGAGATCCTCCACCACAGATTAGTAATTATTTGGGAGAATGTATCCTGAAGATTGCTAATCATTTATCTTTTCGGCCGAATTTTATCAATTATACCTATCGTGAAGAAATGATTTCTGATGGTATAGAAAATTGCTTACAATATATAGATAGATTTGATCCAGAAAAATCTTCTAATCCGTTTGCATATTTTACCCAAATAATTTATTATGCTTTTGTTCGTAGAATTTTAAAAGAAAAGAAACAGCAGAAGATTAAGGAGAAATTATTGAAAGAATCTAACATAGAATCTCGTATAGCTTTACAAGCACACGATGATGAAAGGGAATATCAACAACAATTTGTGGAAATGCTAGACAAGTATACTTTTCACCAAGATGAATAAAATATATGAAGGTAGCGTTAATAAGCGACACCCATCATGGTGGTCGAAACGATAGTTTGTCTTTTGCCGAACACCAAAGGCAATTTTATAAAACTATATTTTTTCCGGAATGTTCAAGACAAAATATTACAACAATTATCCATTTAGGGGACGTATTTGATAGAAGGAAATATTCAAATTTTAATAGTTTAAAATTAGCAAAGGAAATGTTTTTTGAGCCTGCAAGGCAATATGATGTTCATATGTTGGTTGGTAACCATGATTGTTATTATAAAAATAATAATGAAGTAAATTCAATATCATTAACTTGCGCTGAGTATGATAATATTAAAGTTTATCAGGACATTCCAGAAGTTGCTACTTTTGATGGGTTGGATATACTTATGGTTCCATGGATAGCATCTGCTCATTATGCTAAATCTATACATAAAATAAAATCAGCTGCAGCAGAGATTCTTATGGGCCATTTAGCTATTATGGGAAGTGAAATGATTCCTGGATTTTATTGTGACCATGGTTTGGAACGAGAGTTATTTAAGAGATATGAAAGAGTATTTTCAGGACACTTCCACCAACAGCAAGATGATGGCCATATTCGTTATTTAGGATCTCCATATGAAATGTTTTGGAATGATTGGAATACTAAAAAAGGATTTCACATATTTGATACCGAAACTAGAGAGATTGAGTTTTATCAAAACCCCTATAAGTTATTTAAAAAGATTTATTATGATGACACTAAAGAAGATATAACAAAAATTGATTTGGATGAATATGATGGGTGTTATGTAAAGATTGTAGTTATACAAAAAACAGATTTTTATACCTTTGATCGTTTTGTGGAGCGATGCTACAACGAGGGGAACTTTTTTGAGCTGAAGATAGTTGAGGACTTTAGTGACTTAGACCCCGATACTATAGCTGATAGTGAGTTGGAAGAAATCGAGGATACTATGTCGTTATTGGAAAAGTATGTAAATGAGATAGACAGCAAGTTATTAAATAAGAAGAAACTGAATAGACTGCTTAAGGGTCTGTATGTAGAAGCGAATGAAGTTGAATGATTAAATTTAAAACCATCGAATTTAAAAATTTCCTATCAACAGGGAATACTCCAATAATTATACATTTAAATAAGGAGAATACTACATTAATTAGTGGAGAGAATGGGTCAGGAAAATCAACGATGTTGGATGCCTTGACTTTTGGTTTATTTGGTAAGGCTTTCCGGAACATTAAAAAGGATCAATTAGTAAACTCTGTAAATGAGCGTGATTGTAAAGTTGAGGTAAAATTTAATATAGGTAGAATTAGATATCATATCATCCGCGGAATTAAACCAAATAGATTTGAGATTTATAAGAATGATAAGATGATAAATCAAGATGCTAGTGTGAGGGATTATCAAAAACATTTAGAATCAAACATTCTCAAATTAAATTACAGGTCGTTTACACAGGTAGTTATTTTAGGCTCATCGTCCTTTGTTCCATTTATGCAATTGACACCAGCTCATAGGCGTGAAGTGGTTGAGGAGATTTTAGACATTAAGATATTTTCTTTAATGAATTATATTCTCAAGTATCGTATTAAAGATATGAAAGAAAGACAGAGAGATATTACTCATGAGTTTAATTTAGTAGACACCAAAATTAGTATGGCTGCAGACCACATTTTAAAGACTAAAGAAAAAAGCAAGTCTAATAAAACAGCGTTAGAGGTGAAGATAAAAAAGAATGAAAATGAGATGCTTAAACTCAACGGCCAGGTCGCTGACTTGCAATCTAAAATTGATGAATGGCAAAATAATATTTTACCTAAACAGACAGCCTTACAAGAAGAATTGTTTAATCACCAATCAGTAAAAAATAAAATACAGGACAACCAAAGGAAAATAGAAAAGGATATTAATTTTTATAAAGATAATGATGAGTGCCCTACTTGCGAACAGCCTATAGATAAAAGTTTTAAAGAGAATACGGTAAATACTCTTACAGAAAAATGTAATCTGTATATTGAAGCGTCTACTGAAATGTCTGAAAGGTTAGGAGAAATGGAGGCAAGACACATTCTGTATAAAAATATAGAGAAAGATAGTCGAGAGTTAGAGGTTGATACTGCTAAGAAAACAACATCAATAAATTCCATCACATCATTTAATAAGGATTTATTAAACCAGATAAAGGATTTGGAAAACATTGATGCTGAATTAACAGAAGAAAAAACCAAACTTAAAATTTATAATGATGAATTAAAAACTATTAATAAACAAAAAGAGAAATTAACAGAAGATAATAATTATCTAGCGTTAGCAAAACAACTTTTACAAGATTCTGGCATTAAGACTAAAATTATTAAACGATATTTACCAGTGATGAATAAACTTATTAATAGTTATCTTTCAGCATTAGAGTTTCAAGTTAAGTTTGAGTTAGATGAGGAGTTTAAAGAAACAATCAGGTCTAGATATCGAGATGTGTTTGGTTATGATAACTTTAGTGAAGGCGAGAAGATGAGAATAGACTTGGCGTTGTTGTTTACATGGCGACAGATAGCAAAGATGAAGAATAGCACCAATACAAATCTTTTGATACTTGATGAAATATTTGATTCGTCATTGGATTATAATGGAACAGATGAGTTTTTAAAGATAGTAAATAAATTGTCAGGAGAAAATGTGTTTATTATATCACATAAAAGTGACCTTAATGTAGATAAGTTTGATTCTACAATTCGGTTTGAGAAGCAAAATAATTTTAGTAAAATAGTAGGTTAATATGATGAAATTAGTTACAGAAAAAAATCAAATATTGAAAGAGGTTTGTGCTCCTTTTGATTTTGAAAATCCAATTGTGGATCAAGAAGAACTTATAACCAATTTGCAAGCGGTCCGGCAGGAAAAAGCTGGTCTTGGGCTGTCAGCTCCACAACTTGGAATAAATAGTAGAGTATTTGTTATTGGTTTAAGTGACATGACTGTTGAAGGTGCTGAGGATTATGCTAAAGCTTTTTTTAATCCACAGATATTTTGGGATCAAACTACAAATACATATCCAGATAATGAATTAACTTATATGGTTGAGGGTTGTTTAAGTTATCCTGGAATGTTTTTAAAAATTAAAAGACCAAATCATATCATTATGGAATGGTATACAGAAGAAGGTGAACGAGAGGTAGATGAATTTAGCGGAATGACCTCCCGAATACTTCAACATGAAATAGACCACTTGAATGGTGTTACTTTTGATAAAAAAGCTTCAACATACCATTTACAGCAGGCTAGAAGGAAGCTCAAGGCTCAATTAAGAGCTCGAAAGAGATTTGAATTAATTAAAAAACGAGGATATTAATATGTTCGATGGGAAATTGTCAAAATTAGTATTAGGCCGCATCGCAAATTATTTACCAAGCGCTGAACCAAATTATAAGGATATGGATGACGATGATTATATACGCTTGTTAAGTTGGTGTGAAGATTGGCCATCACAGAAGGTTTACGAAACTGCTTATAAAGAATCACATATGGATCCAATTCAGACTTGGGATGAATGGTCGGCTGATATGAAGCCATTTCCTTTACCAGTTAGAACGGAGTTGAGGCGAGCATTATCTATACATCAAGAAATTGGTAGTCTAAAACCATTGCGTACCATTAATTACTTTTTAATTCATGGTAAAAAAATATTGCTTTGGTCTTTTTTGGGAACTTTAGTATGGTGGGTTTTCTTCCAATAGTTAATTTTAATAAATCATTTGATAACAATGAATTGATAATGTGGATAGATTTATCCACTTATTGTAATGCTAAGTGTCCTCAGTGCCACAGAACAAATCCTAATGGTCTTGAGAAAATAGATTGGCTTCCTCTTAAGCAATGGTCTTTAGAAGATTTTAAAAAAGCTTTCCCCAAACAAATTTTAAATAAGATTCATCGTTTTGATTTTTGTGGTACATGGGGAGATCCAATTTTAAATAAAGATATACTTAAAATTGTTGAGTACATTGTAGATAATTCTTTTTTGCCATGGGTGCAGATTAATACTAATGGTAGTGTTAGAAGTGAGGAGTGGTGGTGGGAGTTGGGGAAAGTAGGTGATTCCCGGCTGATTGTAGTTTTTGATATAGATGGTGTTACACAAGAACAACATTCTTTATATAGGCAAAACACCAATTTAGAAAAGATTTTAAATAATATGGAATCTTTTAGCAATACAAAAGCTAAAGCAACAGCGTTCTCTGTTATTTTTAAGCACAATAGAAAAAGTATGTATGATATAGCTCTGTTGTCAAAGCGGAGAGGGGCTATTGGTATCACCTTTATAGAATCAGATAGATTTTTTAAATTGGATGATCCTCCAGGTACAGGCGAAAAGGGTTATATACCAACTAAAGATTTTATATTTGTTGATAGATCAGGTCAGAAACAAAAATTACAACCATCTAAATTTAAAGCAACAGGTAAATCAGAAAAGGGATCTCATCGCCAAGCGAATGATTTTTTTTGGGTTTGGTGGGATCTATCCAACGATGAGCATTTGGAAAAAATAAGACATGCCAGCAATTGAATGTGAGTGGATGTTAAATAAAAGAATTGTGGTGGGTGTGGATGGCCAGGTATGGCCGTGTTGTTTTTTTTCTAATAATGTGTATGAACGGGAGAATACTATAGGTTTGGATAGTTGGGAAATTTCATCAACCCGGCCTGGAAGAGTAGGCTATTATAATATGAAAATAATATTGGAGTATTATAAAAACAAAGATGATTATAATATTTTTAAAAAACCTTTGGAAGAAATTATTAATTCAGAATGGTTTACAAAAACATTACCCGAATCATGGCAAATAGAAAAAAATACTTGTGTCCTTTGTAAGAGGTTTTGTAGTGTTAAATCCTAGATGTATGCAGAGAGCAATGATCAACTCATTAATATTTATGTCCAATGGGTATATTTCTCCATGTTGTTGGTTGACTGATAAGAATATCGTCAGTGAGCACCTAGGAATATATGATGAAGAACTAAAATTAAAAAATGTGGATACAGTAGAAGAAATTTTACTTTCAGACCAATGGGACGATTTTATTAATAAATTAATTTCTCACCAAGAGCTGCTGCCGCAGGAATGTCACCGAGAATGTGGATTTAATGATGTTGATATATTTGGTAACAAATACGACAACAATTTCTCACCTTTCATCCCCATATTTGAGCATCTGCCATCTAAAGAGAAATTTTTTAAAAATATATTTAATCGTAATGTCCCAGAAACTATTATTAATGAAGAAAGAGAAGGAAGTATAATTTCGGTTGATTTAGGATATTCTTGCCCAATACAATGCCCCATGTGTATAAGGACACTTCAACCTGAATTAGTAAAAGAAGCTAAAAGGGAGTATGGTAACATACGAACTGCCGAATTAGAAAAGTTATGTAAATTTTTTGATGATTTAGTTTTTTGCGGAACTTTGTCCGACCCAATATATCATCCAAAATTTATAGAATTAATGAAAATTGTTATAGAAAAATATAAAAGAAAATTAATGATAATGACCAATGGGTCTGGTAAGAAAAGAGATTGGTGGGAAACTGTTTTCCAATTATCACGTCCAGGTGAAGGTGTATTAGTGCAAGATGCTCCAGTTCATTGGTTTTTTGCTTTAGATGGACTTCCACACCAGAGTTCAAAATATAGAGTCAATCAAAACGGAGAACAAGTGTTTGAGATGATGAAAATGGGCTCAGATATGGGGTGTTATATTGGTTGGACTTGGATTGTTTTTGGTTATAATGAAAATTCTATTGAAGAAGGAAGAGAATTAGCTGCAAAACATAATATAGTATTCCGCATTTCAAATTCAGAGAGGTTTCAGCAAAGATATAAAAAGGCAATGGACCCTACAGTATATGAAATGCTAAAACCTTCAAAGAAATATTATAATAAGGATTGACAAACCCACTATATGAGTAGAAAAATTTTATTGGCTTCTGGTTGTAGTTTTACACAACACCAATCAAGTTCAAACGATGACCCATCTGCATTTATGGATTTTCCTAGATGGCCAGAAAAATTAGCCAACCTATTAGATATGGAATGTGTTAATGTGGGACAGTCTGGTTTTGGTAATCATAAAATTTCTTCTAATATATTTGAATATATAATGGATAATCCGAATAAGGATATAGGATTGATTTGTTGTTTATGGTCAGAATTTACTAGATTCCCTTTGATTCCAATACCGGATGTTCCAGTGATAGGCCCAAGGCCTTGGTTCCTTATGGATAATGGAATAAAAAAAAGTGCAAACAGGAAAAAAAGAATACTAATGCATAATGATTTGTTAGAATTTGCTGCTTCAAGTTTAGTGGATCCGGATATTGCAGGGTCAGACAAACAAATTTGTGATTCCTTATTACAAGAAACTATAAAGGAGAATTTTAGAAATTTTTATTTAGTAGAATCTTTATCGAAGAAGAAAAATATACCTTATCTTTTTTTTCAAGGTCTGCCGCCATTTAAATCTTTCAAATCGTCGAATCGTGAGAAAGTTTTTAAGATGAGTTATATAAAAATTACTAGTGATTTGTGGGCTCCTGAGATAGATGATATATTTTTGTATTTCAAAAAATATCAACATTATTTTGATATTGAAAAATTTATTGGTTGGCCTTTGTTTGGAGATGGATATAATTATGATGGTGCTCTTTGGAAGAGCTTCATGGCAGCCCCATGCCCGGCCCGCGGCCGCGATGCTGGGACAGGGGAATTTACTGATATGGGAAAGAATTTTTATTTACAATTTGAAATCTCAGAGAAAGATAGGCATCCAAATGAAAAGGGACATGCTGTTATAGCTCGAGTATTTTATGATGGAGTTTCTAAACTATATCCGGAGTTATTAGAATGAAAGATTTATATTTGCGGTTAAAAGTAAAAATTATTTTATTATATTATAGGATAAAAAATAGAAACAAACCTAAGTATGATTCTCCAACCTTTATCTATGAGTATGATGATGAAGATCCTAGGGTTTAGTGAAGGGTACCATGATGCTGGTGTAACGTTAATAGAGAACGGTGAAATTCTTTATGCATCTCACGCTGAACGTTACTCTAAAAAGAAGAATGATAGATTAATACACCCACATCAGATAAAGGAATCAGATGTGGTTGTTTTTTATGAGAAGTCTTTTTTAAAAAATATTCGGAGATTATATTCTGGTCAAGGATGGAAGAGAAGAAAGACTACTATACCATATGATTATGCTTACTCACACCATCAAAGCCATGCAGCTGCAGGATATTTCACATCACCTTTTGATGATTGTAATATTTTAGTAATAGATGCTATAGGTGAATGGGATACTATTTCTATTTGGGATGGTATACAAAAGGTTATTAGTTGGAAGTATCCATATTCTTTGGGTCTATTATATTCAGCTGTAACACATCGTATAGGATTAAAACCAAATGAAGATGAATATATTACGATGGGTATGGCTGCATATGGAGAACCGATTTATGATTTGTCAGAATTACTATCAAGAAATAATCATAAAGGTTTGGGTAATTATAAACCAAATGCTAGAGAGGAAGATTTAGCTGCATCAGTACAATTCCTTTATGAAAAAGAATTATTGAGTTTGGTTGAATTGTGTCCTAAAGATAATCTTATATTGATGGGTGGTTGCGCTTTGAATTGTGTGGCAAATTCAAAGATAAAGAATAAGAACATATGGATAATGCCTAACCCCGGTGATGCCGGATCATCTTTAGGAGCTGCATCATTATATTATGGAGAAAAGTTGAATTGGGTAGATCCCTATTTGGGATATGAATTGCCGAGATCAAATCCAAAGAAGATTGTTAAAGAACTTTTGAAAAGTGGTGTGTGTGGTGTGGCGTCTGAAAGAGCTGAGTTTGGTCCAAGAGCGTTAGGTAACCGATCTTTACTTGCTGATTGTAGATTGGATATAAAGGATAAGGTTAATGAAATAAAACGCAGACAGAAGTATAGACCTTTTGCACCTGCAATATTGGAAGAATATGCAGATGAATATTTTGATGGACCTATGAATGAATATATGCAATTTGTATCTTATGCTAAACATGATTATGATTCTGTAACTCATGTAGATGGCACATCGAGAGTACAGTTGGTTAAACCAAATTGTAAATCGGTGATACGGGAAATTTTGGAAGAATGGTATAATAAGACTGGTGTACCTATGTTACTCAACACTTCTCTAAATATTAAGGGTATGCCTATGGTTAATGATGAAATGGATGTTAAGAATTTTATGAAAAGATATGAAGTAAATGTGTTATGAAAAAAGGATTGACAAACCCACTAGAAGATGTTATCCTTATAAATAGAAGTGAGAAATGCCTTTGGGGTTTCTCAATTTAACCTTGCTTGATATTTAAGGAGGATACTGAAATGGTAACTACACAAGCAC